TTACCAGTTAGCAATAATAAAAACTCTTTTGTTTTAAGTAAAAGATATAAAAATTTATTTCATTTTGAAGCCTTTTTATTTGAATCATTTTCTATAGGTTGGTATCTTGTAAAAGATTTAAAAGACAAAAATATTGTTTTAGAATCCGAATGGTTAGAACTATTAAAACATCACCAATGTACCGAATAGTAACAGCAAACATACAACTATCTCACAAAGTCAAAAATAAGACAGTTTTAGTCGATTTAAGCAACTTTGTGATAAAAGTTGATAAAGATAATGCAATAGTAGGCGAAAGCTTCTTAAAACGCTTTAAAGACTACGAAATAGTTAAAGTAGATATTTTAAAAGAAATAGGAACGACTAAAATTAAGGAGTGACACTTAAACGATTTTTTATGCTTTTAATCGGTTTTATTTTTTTATGTAAAGCCTTTTTTTTAGATTTAAACTTTAAAATAAATGAAAAGATTTTATAAAGAATTTATTTATTGGGAAGACTATTTAAACGGTATGTATTCAACTGAAAATTCAGATTGCACAGATAAAATAAATTTATCTTATTCTTTATTGACTAATCAAAATTTATTTTTAAGCACTTGTATAAGGGTTGTTGAGAATTGGAAAATATCAACAAAAGTAAACTTAACAAATAAAAACAGTAATAGACAAGCTTGGCTGGGTCAATCGGCTTGTTCTTATTTATATAAATCTACAGAATTACAAACAAGACAAGCTTGGGCAAAGATGACCGATAAGCAAAGATATGATGCTAACTTAATAGCTGATAAAATAATAAATAATTTTGAACTAAACTATGAAAACAAAAATCAAAAATTACATTTATGATTGGGAAAATAAATGCTATAAAAATGGAATACCAGATGAAGCCCCTATTAGACTTGAAATATTAAATAAAGTTCCAAGTTATAGACAAATAGTAAAAGCAATTTTAAAAAATGATATCAACCTTGAAAGCTTAGGATTTAACAGACCTTTTTGTAAAGCATATAGCGATATAAAAAGAGCCGAATTAATACAAAGGGGAGTAATAAAAGAAAGTAACCAATTAAAACTAAAAATATGAATGTTTACGAAGCAACAGAAAAAAGATTGGAAGTTATTTTTAATGACTTTGATAATGTTTTAGTAGCTTTTTCTTGCGGTAAAGATAGTGGAGTTATGCTTAATCAAGCTTATGACTATGCTAAAAAAAATAATTTACTTCATAAATTAGCTATGTATTATGAAGACTATGAAGCAGGTTATAAATATACTGATGAATACGCGGATAGAATGTTTAAGTATTTAGAAATTGAGCGTAAATATTGGCTATGTTTACCTATATCTGCGGCTTGTTCTGTTTCAATGTACGAACCAAGATGGATACCTTGGGATAAAGATAAAAAAGATATTTGGGTTAGAGATATGCCTAACTATGACTATGTTATTAACGAGGACAATTGCCCTTATAAGTTTATTAAAGGCACAAAGGGTTTTGACGCAAGGATACATTTTAGTAAATGGTTTGGGGAAAAATACGGTAAAACCGCTGTTTTGATTGGTATTCGTGCTGATGAAAGCTTAACCCGTAGAGGTATTTTTACTTCTCAACATAGAAAACATATGCATAAAGGTTTAAGATATTCTAAAATTGTAGATAAAAATACAATTAATTTTTATCCTATTTATGATTGGAAAACCGAAGATATATGGATTGCTAATAATAAATATAATTGGGATTACAATAAAATTTATGATTTGTATTATTTGGCTGGGTTAACAATAGACCAAATGAGAGTTGCAAGTCCTTTTCACTTAAGCGGTCAAGAAAATTTAAAGCTGTATAAGGTAATAGACCCTAACAATTGGGGTAAAATGGTAGGGCGTGTAAATGGTTGTAATTTTGGCGGTATTTATGGTGGAACTGTTGCTATGGGATGGAGAAATATAACAAAGCCAAATCATTTTACATGGAAACAATATGCTGAATTTTTAATTACAACTTTACCAAATAATGTAAAAAAAAAGTTTGAGTATCATTTAGATAGATATATGAAAAGCTGGAAAGAAAAAGGATACGGTAGAAATCCAAGAGTAATAAAGGCTATTCAAAATCACGGGGTAGAAATAGAAAGAACTGGAGAAATAAGTAAGCTTTGTAAAAAAGAGGATATTTATGAAATAATAAAAATAAAAGGGGATTGGCCAGATGAAATTGATATTGAAAATTCAACTCCTTTTAGACATTGCCCAAATTGGAAAGCTGTCTGTATAACTATAATGAAAAATGATTTTGGACTTACTTATATGAGTTGTTCAAGAAGTCAGGATAAAAACATATTGAAACAAAAAGGAATGGAAAAATATAAAAACTTAAATAAATAATTATGGAAAATCAAAAATTTAAAAGCCCAGTTTACAATGTATTAAGAATACATATAGACAAAATCAGAGCAAATGCATACAATCCAAATGCCGTAGCACCGCCAGAAATGAAATTACTTGAAACTTCAATTTGGGAAGACGGATATACTATGCCAGTAGTTTGTTATTATTTACCTGATGAGGATTTATACGAAATTGTAGACGGATATCATAGATATACAACACTTAAAACATCTCAAAGGATATTTGAAAGAGAGGAGGGATATTTGCCTTGTGTGGTTATAGAAAAAGATATATCAAATAGAATGGCTTCGACTATTAGACACAATAGAGCAAGGGGTAGCCACAGCGTTGAATTAATGAGTAGTATAGTTTCTGATTTACTAAATGCTGGTATGAGTGATGCTTGGATATTAAAACATATTGGAATGGATAAAGATGAGCTACTAAGGTTAAAACAGATTACTGGTTTAGCTTCTTTGTTTGCTGATAAGGAATTTTCAAAGGCTTGGGATGAAAAAGAGTAGTTTAGATAAAAGTGTGGTTTTCGATAGTGTTAACCACACTTATTTTAAAAACGGCAAACAACTAACTTCGGTTACTTCTTTTATATCAAAGTTTAAAAATAAATTTGACAGCGATTATTGGTCAAAAAAAATAGCTTTACGAGATAACAAAACACAAGAGGAAGTATTAAAAGAATGGAGCGATAAGGCTAAAAAATCTTGCGAAATTGGAACGGCTATTCACAAAATATTTGAGGAATATATTGATGGTAATTTTTCAATAATAGGAGAAGAAATTAATATTGATTTTGTTGATTTAGAAATTGAATGTTTAGCGGAATTTTTACCAAAATCAAAAGTATCAATACAGTTTATTAAAGACTTTTTTTTAAGCGAAAGACTAATACCGATTTATACCGAATATATTGTACACAATGATTTTTTAGCGGGTCAAGTTGATTTAATTTGTAAAGACAAAAAAGACAATTATTACATTTTAGATTTTAAAACAAACGAAAAGATTGAAGTTAATTCATACGGTAAAAATTTAAACGGAATATTTAAAGACGTTCCAGATAGTACTTTTTATCATTATTCTTTACAGCTAAGCATATATAAACAAATGTTTGATAAAGATGTAAAAGGTTTGTTTTTAGTACATATAACAAAAGATAAATACGAATTAATAGAATGTGTTGATATATTTAAAAACTTTAATATTGACTTTAATAAAATAGAACTATGAGCGACTTACAAAGAATAAAACGCATACTTACATTTTACGAAAAGAGAGGGCAAAACCGAGAATCCGTCAACAAAATTTATCGTAAAATAATCGCAAAAAAGTTTGCAAAGTAGATATTATTTTGTAACTTTGGAATGTTACGCTTCGACATTATAGTAACTGTAAAAATATTACACAGCCCATTATTTGAAAAGGAAGTCGAAGCCCTTAGTAAAATGGTGGGTTTTGTGTTTAAATTAATAGTTGTCGGTAATCTTAAAACCGTTATATTATGGCAAACATAAAATTAGTATTTAAAGGTACTGCACAAAGCAAAACAGAAGAACACGAACTTGTAGCTTATGCAAACACAAATGGAGAGATTTATTTATGTATTGAAATGGATAACAATTATCCAAGTTTTATTTGTTTAGATAAACCAACAGCCGTTAAACTTGTTAAGGAATTAAAATTACAAATTTCTTATTTAGATTAGTTATGGCAGAAAATAAAAAAGACCCAGCTTGTTTATTTTATATTGATACTTGGCTATCAGCTACCGCTGAAATGGATAGCGATGTAAGAGGGTGGTATTTAAACCTTATTTTGCACCAATACGACAAAAAAGATTTGCCTAATGATTTAGAAAAATTAGCCGTTTTGGCAGGTGTAAAATTTTCGGAGTTTGAAAGATTTAAGCAAATGTTTGAGCAAGTGCTTAAGCATAAGTTTGAGTTAAACGACAACCAAAGATTGGAAAATGGTTACGCTAAAAGTATTTTATCAAGCCGTGAGCAGTTTAAAGACAAAAGACAAAAGTCTGGAAATATTGGGGTAGTTATTAAGATGGCTAAAACAATAAAAGGCTTTGATGATGAATACGTTGATTTATTAAAAAAACATTTATACACACTTGAATTGTCTGAAATAGACAAACATAAGGATAAGCAAGTGCTTGAGCAAATGCTTGAGCAAATGCTTAAGCTATATATAAATGAAAATAAAAATATAAATAATAATAGTATAGAAGAGCGAAAACAAAAGTTTGCTGACTCACTAAAGCCTTATTTATCTATTTATGGTAAAGATATGTTAAACGACTTTTACGGATATTGGACTGAACACGGTGAAAAAGATAAAAAGTTTAGAGCCGAAAAACAAACATCGTTTAATATTGAAAGGCGTTTAGATACTTGGAAAAAAAATGATGCTAAATTTAAACCACAAAAAACAGACCGACTATGAAACTAAAAGAAGCAATACAAAGATTATCATTTACGGTTTCGAAACAGAATAAACCTAACGCAACCGATGCCGAAGCATTAAATAAAATTTTAGATTACTTAAACAACAGTATAAAAAAAGAGATAAATGAAAATGAAATGTTCGCTAAATTATACGTTTATTTGCTTTTTAATGAAGTAATATTTTATAAAGGCGATGTAGATATGAGCCAAGCTAAAATAAATGATGTTTTAAAACAGCCTTTAATTGATTTATACGAAAACTTTAGAATGAGTTTTAATGCAATAGCCTTAAACAACTTTTTACACGAAAACGGACTAAGTGAAAAACACCCTCTACTATACGACCCAATAGAAGAACAAAAAAACAAAGAACTGACAAGGCACAAAGATTGGGAAATGTACGCTAAAGGGATTTTAGAATCTGACGAAAACGAACTACAACTAAATTGGCTAATTACTTTAACCTTAAATAAATTTAAAAATGTTTGAACCTATAAAAATTGAAGAGGTTAAAAATGAAACTGATAAAATAGACTTTCAAAAGTTATTAATTGAAAGTTATATTGACCCAGCGGAAGAAATAAAACCGCAACCAATAGCAATTAGTTTAGGGGTTACACCTTACAAAGATACAGTATACCCAATACCGTTTGGAAGTTATGGTGATTTTAGTTGTATTGTTGGTGCTTCAAAATCCCGAAAAACTTTTTTTAAGTCAATGGTTGAGGCTGGATATATTGGCGGAAGTAGTAACCTTTATTGCCCGAGTTTTAAAGGTCACGAAAGTAAAGATAAGTTTATAATATCACTTGATACTGAGCAAAGTAAATTTCACACGCAAAGAGTTCAAAGGAGAGTTTTGGAAATGGTAGGCGCAAAGTATGACTATTATAAAACATTTTCATTACGACAATACAATCCTAAGGAGCGTTTTGAGTTTGTCGATTGGTTAATTTATGAAAGCGAATTTAAAAACCAAATAGGCTTAATGAGTATTGACGGATACGTTGATTTAGTTACTGATTTTAACAGTTTAGAACAAGCAACGGGATTGACTGAAAAGCTACTTGAGTGGACTGCTGTTGGTAAATTTCATTGTACTGGAATTTTGCATAAGAATTTCGGAACATCAAAACCCGTTGGTCACGTTGGAAGTAGCGTTTTAAAGAAAGCCGAAACGGTTGTATTTATAGAAAGTGAAAACGGAATAACAAGCGCAAAATGTGAATACAGCAGAAATATACCTTTTGAAACAATTTACTTTGATGTTAATAAACAAAATTGGTTACCTTACGAAATTAACAATCCTGAATTACCAACTAAAAAAAATACATTACCATTCGGTTAAGTAAGTATTATTTATAAAACAAAATAGAAAATGAAAGAATTAGAACAAACTTTATCAGACTTAACAACTTACATAGTTGCTTATGATGACACAAGCCACAACGATGGCGAAAACTTAAACTTTCTTTTAAAGAAAATAATTACTACATTAGCATACTTAGAAACACATCGAGCGCATTATAAGTTAGAGTTTGAAAAAGTAGTTTACGAACTTACAACCGATAAAGGAATGCCTGTAAATAGAGCGATAAACTTTGCCGAAAATAGAGTTCCCGAGTTGTATATGCTTAGGCGAATAATGGATAGCGGTTATAAATTAGCAGATGTAATTAGAACGAATATCAGTTTTATAAAACACGAACGCAATCACGCCAATTAATGAAGCCTAAAAAATGCAAAGTTTGTAAAGAGGTATTTACGCCTATTCAGGCGTTGCAGTCTGTTTGTGGATATAAATGCGCTATAAGCCACGCAAAAGAAGTAAAAGCCAAACAGCAAAGAGCAAAGGATAAAATGACTAGAGAGGGATTGAAAAGCAATTCAGACTATTTAAAAGAACTCCAAAAAGAAATAAATACAATAGTTCGGTTAATTGATAAAGGTAGTCAATGCATTTCAACTTTAAAACCATTAAACGATAAATTTGACGCAGGTCACCTTTATTCAGTCGGCAGTAATCCCGCATTAAGATTTCACTTAGACAATATACACGCTCAAAGTGTTTATGCTAATCAGTATCTAAGTGGTGACCAAATTAATTATATTAACGGTTTAAGCGAGGTTTACGGTAAATGTTATAAAGACTATGTTTTAAATCTTAAAAGTGTCTATAAAGTTCTTAAATTAAGCCAAGACGAATTAAAAGAAAAAATTACTATTGCAGGGCAAATAGTAAAAGAGTTAAAGGTTTTGGATTTGCAATACCCGCCAAAAGTAAGGCTTGAGTTAAGAAAAAAATATAATGAAAGGTTAGGTATTTACACTTAATCGGATTTATATGTATTTCATCGATTTTATTTTCTAAATCAAAACTATTAAAGTAGTTTTACATCAACAAATTAAAACAGAAATATTATGACAACTACAAAATTTGAAATCGGAAACATTTACGAAATGAGATTTATTACTGATGCTGATTTATCAGTTAAATATATCTGTGTTAAAAGAACTGAAAAAACAGTTAAGTTTGAAAGATTTGGAAACCCATCCGACTCCATTTCTAAAAAAGTAAAAGTTTACAATAACGAGGAATATGTAGTTACTGAAAATTATAGTATGGCTCCTTGCATTAAGGCATCAAGATTAGTAGGTTAATTAAATCAGGGGTGCGACTGTAACGCACTTTTAAAATGAAAACAGCATTACAAGAATTATTTAGCAAATTAGAAACGGAATATCCAAATTTATTTAACATTCATACGGTAGAGGGTAGAGAATTTATAAATAAATGTCACCCGTTTTTAGAACTTGAAAAACAACAAATATAAGATGCGTTTTATATAGGTAAACAAGAGACTTTATTAAATTCTATGAGCGTAAGTTTATACACTGAAACAAATCCTGAAGAATTTTATAATAAAAAATACGGAATTAAATAAAACACAAACATTATGAAAAAATTAAAAGACTTTGAAGCTATAACCACAGCAAAGGAATTGATTACCATATTTGATATTAAACAAGAGGAATTATTTAACGACTAAAACAAAATAAAAATAATATGGAATTTGTACAAACATTTTTAATAGTAGTCCCGTTGTGGGTGATATGCTTTAAGTTAGATGAGATTTTAAACGAACTAAAAAACAAATAAAAATGAGCAATAAAAAACAAAGTGCATTAGATATATTTTATAATAGTTTGAATCATTATGACAAACAAGTCTATGAATTGAATTATTTACAAGCCAAAGAAATGGAAAATAAAAAAGAGCCGTTAATGAGTGCGGAGGAGTTATTGATAAATTACCACAATAATTCTTCAAATGATTGGCTATTTCAAAATAGAGAAGTAGTATCAAAATTAATGAATGAATACTCCAACTACGTTACCCAATGGCATTTAAACAACGCTAAAGAGTTTATGGCGGATGGAATCGAATTTATTCCAGAATATGTTAATAAAATCGACAAACAATCAATACACACCGCAATAGATAACTATATAAAAGATAACTTATGAAAAATTTACACGTAATCCAAACAGACAAACCAAGTAGGTTAAGAATTGGAAACAATGGAAATTTTGTATTAGGATTAGTACAAAGTGCAACTGCAAGTAAAAATGATTCTTATACTAACCAAAACATCTACATCACTTCTGATGAAGAAATTAAACAAGGAGATTGGTGTATCATAACAGATATAGAATCTGTTTTATGTGGACAATTTGAAAAACATCGTGGAACACATCAAAGAAATGACCAATGGAAAAAAATCATCCTAACAACAGACCAAGACTTAATCAAAGATAATGTACAAGCTATTGATGATGATTTCCTTGAATGGTTTGTGAAGAATCCAAGTTGTGAGTTGGTTAAAATAAATTTGCAAAGTTCAAAGTAATTGTTTAACTTTGTTTTTATGCAAACAGTACTATTAAAAATATTCTTAGGTATAGAAGAAGACGAACTATCAGAAGTACCATTCCACTTTGATGAGTGGTCAGTTAACGGAATGTATCTAAGTAGCGAAGAAGTAATGCAAATCGTAATAGGCGGGACTGAATATCCTTGTGTTTACGATAGCAAAGTTTACGAACGTTTAAAAGAATGTTTGCAGTTAAAAAGATTAATGTTTCCGAATTAAAATGAAAAAAATACTAATTTTATTGCTGATATTAATTTATAGTTGCGAAACACCAGAACAAGAAAGTTGCAACTGTGAAAAAGCATTGTATTTAGATAATGCACCAGTAGGATGTTATAACTACTACACAAACGTTTTAATTGATTGTCAAACAAGACAACCTTTACAAACAATACAAAATAGTACGTTTATTAAATGTTTAGATGAGTAATGGCAAGACCGAGTGAATATGATTTTGAAATGTGCAAAGAAATTTGTTCTGAGGTAGCAAATGGTTTTAATATTAAAACGGTATTAAAATCAAAAGCCGAATACCCTACTTTTCAAACTTGGTGTAATTGGAAGCGTGAACATTCTGAATTATTTGACCTATATATAAAGTCTATACAAGATAAAGCAGATAGCGTTGAAGAAGAGTTAGAAAGTATTTACGATATGCTTAAATCAAAAGAACTTGACCCAGCAAGTGCAAACGTACTTATTCAAACTTTAAAATGGAAAGCGTCTAAATATTACCCTAAAATGTTTGGAGATAAAGTAGACTTAACAACACAAGGCGAAAAGATAAACCAACCACAAGCTATTCAAATTGAAATAGTCAAAGTAGATGAAGCTAAAGGCGACGCAAGTATTTCAGAATAATTGGGATGCTTTAAATAGCGGAAAGTACAAATACATTATCAACTCAGGTTCTTCTCGTTCGAGTAAGACTTTTAGCATTTTACAGATATTTTGGATATTGGCGTGGAGCAAACCAAGAACTAAATTAGCTGTTTTCCGTAATACAAAAAAAGACACTAAAGATACGGTTTTACAAGATATGCTCAAATACTACCCAACTTTAGACGGGTGGCAAAATGTAAGCTACAACAAGACCGAAAGCGTTTTAACGTTTCCAAATGGTTCGACTATTTGTATCGAGGGTACTGACGATGATTTAAAAGTACACGGTTATCATTCGGACTACTTATGGTTTAACGAGGTTTATAAAATACCTAAGTCAGTATTCGACCAATTAGATATGCGCTGTACTACTGCTGTGTTTATGGACTACAACCCAACTGGGAAGCTATGGAGTGACGATTTAATTAAACAAAACAATAGCATACTTATACACTCGACTTTTAAAGATAATCCGTTTTGTCCGTTAGAACAAAAGAAAAAGATTTTATCTTACGAACCAACAGAAGAAAACGAAAGACAAGGAACTGCAAACGCTTATATGTGGAATGTTTACGGATTAGGACTAAAAGCCGAAAAGCCTAACCGTATTTTCAAAGGGTGGAAAATCATTGAAGATGATGAGTTTAAAATGTTGCCTTATCCAAGCTATTACGGTTTAGATTTCGGGATGTCAGCACCGACAGCATTAGTTGAAATGAAAACGGATGGCGACGGTAGTTACTTCTTAAAAGAACGTTTGTACAAGCCACTAAACGAAATAGAAGGCACTTTATCGGATGAGTTAACCCGTTTAGGCATTCCTAAGCACATTGAAATTATTTGCGATAGCGGGAATGAATTAAACCAATCAGAGGGCAGAAAATTAAAGAATAGCGGGTTTAACGTTATCTTTGCGCAAAAGGGACAGGGTTCGGTTGTATCAGCCATTGAAACAATGCAGAAGTCTAAAATCTACTATACCCACTCAAGCTACAACTTAGAAGAAAACTATGAGAACTACAGTTGGAAAGTTTATCAAGGCATACAGTTAGATATACCAGAAGAAACGAGAGAAGATTTAATCGACGCTTCAAAGTATGTGATTAAATGGTATAGTAAAACAAGATATTTGAGTTAATATTAAAAAATAATTACAAAAAAGTTTGCATATTAAATATTTTTGTATATTTGTAGCAAACACAATAACGCTGTGAAGCGTGGTTATTAAATGGTAGAGAAATCATTTTCCTTATTTGGTAGAGAAATATTCAGAGTAGAGCGCAATAGAGCGGGTCAATTTAGTTATCAGTTTTTTAACGGCGATGACTTTGTAAATTCAGAAAACTACATACACTTATCATTAACAAATCCAGTGTTAATGACTATTATCGCTTTGCGGTCAAAGATATATTCTCAAATGGATATACAACACTACGACCAAAAAGGGCAAATTATAGAAAATTCACCTTACGTTAAATTACTTAAATCGCCTAATTATTTTCAATCGGGCGAGGATTTTCTATTTCAGCAAATGTGGTTTATGTCGGCTGTGGGAGTAGATTATACTTATCAAATAAAGGCATTTAGCAACGATATACCGAAAGCACTTTATAATCTTATTCCAAGTGAAATTGATTTTAAAGACCAACACAAGGTTAAAAACTTCATTGTAACCGACAAAGACAAAAAAGCATTTGGGGATAGACAAATTGAGTATAAGTTAGACAATCAAACTTATAAGATTTCAATTAAAGACTTAATTCCTTTTTATGACTTATCAAACGGACTAAAGCCAAATGGGTTTATTAGTTCGCTAAGCCGTGTTAAGGGAATATCTAAGGTATTGGAAAACATTGAGCAAAACCTTAAGTCTAAGAATGTAAACTTACAAATGTCTCAAAAGTATATCGGGCTTAATCAATCAAACGGTAACGAGGCACAAATAAAAGACGGTGATAGAAAGTCAATAGAAGGTAAAATAGGTTCTAAATCTTTAATCTTAACCAACGCTAACGTTGATGTTAAGCACTTAGTAAGCGACTTTAAACGTTTATATTTAGACGAACAGTTTAGCCAAGATGCCCTTAAGTGTTTGTTGGCTTACGATATGAATAAAGATGTTTTAAACTTCTTTGGAACTGGCGGAAGTACATTTGAAAATCAAGAGAAAGGCGAGTTAAGATATTTGCAAAATTCTATTATGACTACTGCAAACAACACAATGAACTCGTTTAGTCAACAATGGGGATTGTTTGAGCGTGGTGAGAAGTTAGTAGCTTCTTACGACCATTTGAATATTATGCAACCAGTAATGAATGAAAAGATTGATTCATTTAAAAAGATGCAAGAGACTATTAAGATTGGTTTAGAAAATAAAACACTAACGGAAGCCGAAGCAAAGAAAATGAGCGACGACTTTAAAATAAAATTAGGGTTATGAGTACGAAATTAAGTTTACCCGAGATAAATAAGCAAATAAGCAAAGAAGAAAAGGAACGCTTAGTAAAAGAAAAGAATAAAGCCTTGAAAGAGGGTAAAGTAATAGAAAAATGATAGTAGTTAAAGAATTTCCAAATAAAGAGTTTGAGACTAAAGAAGAACTTTTTAAGGCATTAAAAGATAATAAATCTACTTTAATCGCTCAAAAGAAAATGATTACTAAAGAAGCCGATGCAATGTTGCATTATGTTTCGGTTGATAATTGTAAAGGTGAAACCATAAAGGCAGAAACTACTAATTTATCAGATATCAATAAGATTAATGCAAAGTTAGTAATCAATACAACTGGTATTTTAGACTCTCACGGTGATGTACATATCAAAGGAATTTGGAATAAATCAGCTAAAGAGCAAAAAAATATATTGCTTTTACAAGAGCATAAAATGACTTTTGACCACATTATAACAGACAATGTAAATGTATCTGTAAATACAATTAAATGGTCTGATTTAGGCTATAATTATAAAGGTGATACCGAAGCCTTAACCTTCAATGCTGAAATATCAAAAGAGCGTAATCCGTTTATGTTTGAGCAATATTCAAAAGGTTACGTTAAAGAGCATTCGGTAGGTATGCGATACGTTAAACTTGAATTGGCTATTAATTCAGACAGCAAATATGACGAAGAAGAAAAAGCTGTTTGGGATAAATACTATTCAGAAATCGTAAACAAAGAAGTAGCTGATGAACAAGGTTATTTTTGGGCTATTACCGAAGCCAAAATCATTGAGGGAAGCGCAGTTGTTAAAGGGTCAAACTTTGCAACTCCAACAATATCAGTTGAAGCCGTTAAAAACACTCCAACAGACAAAGAAGAGCCGTTAATTGACACTCTAAACATCGAACAAGTAAAAGAATTATTAAAAAAATTTAATTAAAAAATGGAAGAAGTAATTAAAGAATTAGGGGTTAAAATTGATGCCTTTAAAAATGAAACAGTTTCAAAAGCTGACTATGATGCTTTGAAAACACAATTAGAAGATTTAAAAGCCAATGGAGTTGAAAAATCAGCTATCGACGGTTTAGTATCTAAATTAGACGAGTTAGGTCTTGAATTTACTGAAATGAAAACAAAAGGAAACGCAACAAAAGAAAATCCTTTCTCTGAATTAGAGCAGTTATTGGTTGAAAAAGCTGATGTTATCAAAGCGCAAAAAACTCAAGGAAACATTGCAAACATCACTTTGAAAGCAGTTGGACCAGTATTAACTACCAACGTAACCAATGCTGGGGGCGGTGCTGTAGTTGCTATGACACAATCAACTGGAGAACTTTACGCAACACCTGAAAACAGATTGTTTGCTGAAGGAATTATGAACGGAATGCGTGTTGATTTAGACACTATTACCTATATTGACGAGGTAGCTGGAGAGGGTGATGCTGGAATGACTGCTGAAGGCGGTACAAAATCGCAATCAGATGTTGATTATGTAGAGCGCACAATCGCACTTCAAAACGTTACGCACTTTATCAAAGTATCTACAAAAATGTTAAGACAGCCTTCTTACATTGTTGATGCTGTAAGAACTCGTTTGTTGAGAAAATTGGAATTAAAAAAACAATCTCAATTATTAGCTGGTAATGGCACAGCACCTGAAATAAAAGGTATTAAAGAATGGGCTACTGCGTTTTCTGCTGGTGCTTATGCTGATAGCGTAATTGAGCCAAACTTAAACGACCTTATTCGTGTAGTAGTTGGTTTGATTTCTGAAAATGCTGATGATTTTGTACCAAACTATGTTATCTTATCCCACAAGAGATTAGCTGATATGGATTTGAAAAAAGCATCTGACGGACACTATGTTTTACCACCGTTCTCGACTTTAGATAATAGAGTAGTGGCTGGTGTTAGAGTTGTGGCTTCAAACGAGTTTACAGATGATGAGTTGTTGGTAGGAGACTTTACAAAAGCTAACTACTGTTATAACCAAGACATCCAAGTTTCTATCAACTTAGACGGAAACGACTTTACTAAAAACTTGAGAACTATCTTAGCTGAGCAACCGATTGCACTTTACGTTTCATCTAACGAAACTGGTGCTTTCATCTTAGTTGATGATATTGACCAAGCCTTAGCAGATATCGCAGTACCAGCATAATGAAAGTAGAATTTACAACCGACTTTGGCAACTCCAAAAAAGGTAGCGTGGCAAACTTAGACGCTTCTCACGGTTCTGCTTTAATTAAAAAAGGGGTTGCTAAGTTGTATACAGAGAAAAAAGCAAAGGTAAAAAAAGAAGATAAAACAGAAGAGTAATGCCAAATATAATAGACTTAACATACTTTCAAAATTCAAACGTTTTAAACATTCCTTTGAGTGTTTCTGCACCCGTTGCTAACGCTTCGATGCAAACGCCAAATGAAACAACGTATTTAACGGATTTGATTACAAGAGTTGAAAAGTCTATTTTGGTTAATGCTTTAGGTTTATCAACTTACAACACGCTTCAATTAGCTATAGAGGATGAGTTTACAAATCCGATATACGCTCCTTATGAAAAGTTAGTACAAGGTGAGGAATACGATGGTAATATTTGGAATGGCTTAGATTATGAATTTAGTTTAATCGCATTCAAAGTTTACGAAGTATTCCTTACTGAAACTAACACAAGATTGGCGGGAGTAGGAACGGTTCAAGGTAGTTCTGAAAAATCTATAAACGTAGCACCACTATACAAGATAGCTAACGCATCACAAGCGTTTTTAAGTGGTTATCAAGGCGGGTATATGCAATACCCAAATATTTACGATATTGACGGTATAGAGTTTATAGATTACTTTGGTTGTAACGAGGAAATAGAAGTTAGTTTACATCAATATTTATTTGATAAACAAGCCGACTTTGAAAACTTTGATATAGCTAAGTTTAGAACATACGAAGGACAAAACAGCTTCGGTATATGATAGTATTTGAGGAACAATTAGGGCGATTAATAGAGGTTTTACCACCTATTACAGATGCAAAAGACAATGAGTTTTCTGTAAATTATAACTGGGGTACAGCTAATGTTTTAGCCGACTATTTAACTCTTAATCAAAAGAGAAGTTTTCCTTTAATATGGTTAGAAGACGGAGAGGATAGCCACAACGCTTATGGCGGAACGGTAACACGAAACGCTCGAATAGTGATTTTAAACGAAACACAAGCACCGAGCGAGTTTAATCCTTATCAATACCAATATGATTTTAGTCTTATACTACAGCCTATTGCCGATAATCTATTAATTGCTTTACAAAATAGTGGAATATCAAATTACAAAATTGACAGCTTAAAAACGCAAAGAATAACTAAATATTCAATGCGAGAAGTAGATAAAACGTTAGTTTACATTTGTAACGCTATTATAATAAAAGCAGAAATAACATTTAACAACTTTAGTAGTTGTTTGTCAGAAATAAAATTTAATAATTAAAAAAAGTATATACAAATGAGTGTATTAATAAATCAAAGAGATTGTGCAACATCTCGCCAAAACTTAGGACTTCCTGACTGTATTGTTGAGGTAGGAATTCCAAGAGGTTTTATCATTGTGCCAAAAGGTTGGAATATCGATTTAGCTACCGATACTTTCGATAAGGCTTACTGTGATGAGCAAATCCAATTAGGTAACTTTGTACCAGTAATGGGTGCAGTAGAGTTTACTAACAACACGCCAGAGCCAACTACAGAGGAAGCGCAAGGAGGAATTATGTCAGTAGTTCGTAACGGACTGCCTCAATTTGCTTTCAAATTCTGGAAAGGCGGTTGGAAATATGCAAGTGCTTTGTACACTTGGAACTCTTACCAAGCATTTGACATCTTATTAGCGTTTGAAAACGGTGCTGTAGCTGGTGCAACAAACGGTACAGTATTTAGCGGTTTCGATTTAGGGATGTTGAATAGCGGTACTTATATGTTTACCGATGGTTCAACACAAGCAAGTGTAACTGTAACAATGCAGTTAATCAATGCAGACCAATACAATAGTCAAGTAGCTATTTTAACTCCTGATGTTTTAGACTTCAATCCAAATACAGATTTGTTGCCTATTACAGATATAACTTTAACCGCTCGTGCTGATGCTTCAGAGGGTAAAGTATATTTCTTTGCTAAATTTGCAATGAATGAGGCTTATTCTTTGAATGGTTTGGCTATTGCAAATCTAAGATGTACTATTGATGGAGTAGTCGATACTATCACGGCTTTATCTTTAACTCAAGATAGCGTAACAAAAGAATACAGCTTTGAGCCAACTGCAACACTTGGAGCGGGTGATAAAGTAGTAGTTCAATTATACGATAGTGTTGAGTCTGTAGCTTGTGCTAAAGTAGGCACTAAATTCTACAAAGGAACTTCAAACGAAGCTACAACAGTAGCATAATCGTAAGAAATTAATTTTAAGGCGGTAATGTAAAAGTTACCGCTTTTTTTATTAATTTTGATAAAAATAATATTATGCAAATATTTAATAAATTATTAGGCAAAGACGATTTTAAAGCGTTTTTAGACCTTACAAGAGAAGAAAAAGTAGTTTGGATTAAGAAATACACAAACCAACAAAATGATGTTTTAATTAACGAGTTTTTAGACAATCCTCACAAAGAAGTTGACGGTTGTTGTATAGGATGCGGTAATAATCACAAGAAAAATGAGAGTATCAGCAAAGCAAATGCTATCGAGGTTGCAGATAGTGGCACAGAAATCGTGGTTGCAGAACCAAGTACAGCAGATAGTGTTGAGCGACCAAAGAACGCTAAAAGAGGAAAAAATAAATGAGTTTGAGCAAGGGATTAGACCAGATGGTAGTAAAATAGGCGTTTACCGTGATGCGGAATATGCTATTTTCAAAGACCAAATAAACCCAAGAGCAAACGGTTATGTCGATTTGTTACTGACTCGACAATTTGCGGGTGGTTTATTTGTTAAACCTTACGCAAGTGGATTTTTATTTGATAGCCGAGATAGTAAAACAGAAATGTTAAAAGGTAAATATGGTATCGAAATAATGGGAATAAACCAAGATTGGTTTAACGAAAGACAAAATAACATTTATCGATTAGTTTTAAGTCAGGATATACAAAAAATTTTAAACAAAAAGTAATTGAATTAAAATAATTACTATATTTGTAAAACGACAAGGATGGGCAGTATCAATTAATTTTGGTACTGCCTTTTTAAATTAAAGAAATGCCAAAGTATAATTCATTAGATAACATTCCAGCAAAAACGTTTTTTGAAATACTAAAAACGAAAAACTACCAATTACTAAAGCCTAAACCAAGTGAAAAAGGTTTAGAAGCTGTTTTTATGGCTATTTATGACAATTTCTTTATTGGTTCGGACAATTACGAGGCAAAAGAATATTTACGCCTTACAAAGGATATTTCGTTTTATAAATACAAAATTGCAACGCTGAAACAAGCGGTACATTTCTACTATTACAACCAAACCACTAAGCAAATGCGGGAGGACTTTATAAAAGCCTTAAAAGATGGTTATGGTATTGTAATTGATTTAGAAGCGGACTTTGCCGAAGAGGTTAAAAGAGTTTTAACTTTAGAAGTAGGATTGATTGAAAACGATTTAGCAATAGCAGAGATTGAATTTAACAAAATGATTAAGAAATCACAAAGCAAAGACTTTAATTACTTTGAAGCGGTTGTGGGGTTGGGTAATGTATTACAAGGGAACGCCTTAGTAAAAGAGGAAATGACTTTAGCGGTTTATATGGCTTGTGAAAAGTCAGCAATAAAATTAGTTGAACAACAAAAGAATAAGAAATAATGGCGGAATTTATAGAATTACTTTCAGAGAGTGCCTTAAAAGACTTGCAAACGGCTAATTTGGAACTCGTTAAAATGGTTTCAAATGTTGAAAAAGTAGGTCAAAAAATGCAGTCGATTAATACGCCAAGCGGTTCAGATGGTGCTATTAAAGATTTAGCTAAAAGATATGCAGACCAAGAGAAACAACTGCAAAAAGTACAAAAAGAACTTGAGCGCACAAGGTTAGCAGAAATAAAACTTGAACAAGCCAGAGAAAAAGCATTTGATAAGTTTGAAGCTAATTTAGCAAAAGAACAAGCTAAACTAAATGCATCACAAAACGTTTATAATAAAGTACAAGCTAAATTAAACGCCTTATCCAATGAGTATAAAAACTTAGCGACTAAAAAGGAATTAAATCTTACTTTAACACAAAAAGAAGAGCAAAGATATACGTTTTTACAAGGAAAAATTCAGCAATACGATAAGACTTTAAAAGCCGTTGATGCTACAATGGGTAAATATCAGCGTAACGTTGGTAATTATGCAAGTGGTTTCAATCCGTTAAGCAACTCAATAAATCAGTTAACCCGTGAAATGCCAGCTTTTACTTATTCAGTTCAGACTGGTTTTATGGCATTATCAAATAACATTCCAATCTTTACCGATGCATTAAGTAATGCAGTCGCTCAAAATAAAGAACTACAAGCGCAAGGGAAGCCAACCACAAGCGTTTTAAAACAATTAGCGGGTGCTTTTTTTAGTTGGCAAACATTATTAGGGGTTGGTATAACTTTACTAACCGTATTTGGTAAAGAAATAGGAGAGTGGATTACTGGGAGTGGAGCAAGAACAAAAGCTATTGAAGCCGAAAAAAAAGCACTTGAAGATAAAAACAAAGCGGAAGACCAAGCGAGAGAAAGCATAGCGAGACATCAAAGCGCAGAAATATCAAACGCAAAAGTATTATTAGAAACCGCTAAAAACGTTTCTTTATCTTATGCCGAAAGAATAAAAGCAGTTAATGAATTACAAAAAAGATATCCTGATTATTTAGGCAGTTTAAGTAAGGAAAAAATATTAGCTGGAGATACTGCCGAAGCTGAATTGAAACTTAATGATGCTTTAGTAAAAAGAGGTATCGCTTTGGCTTCTCAAGAATTAATACAACAATCAATTAATGATAAGCTAAAAAATCAAAAATGGTTAGCAGACCAATTAAACGCTATTGAAACAAAAAGGCTTGAATTAGGTGCTAAAATAGCCAAAATAGACCCTTTTACAAAAGACGAAGAACAAAGAGAAAGATATGAAAATTTAAATTTACAATTAGAAAGATTGTTTTATTTAGAAGGCACGTTAAAAGAACAATACCAAGCTAAAAATAAAACTATTGAAGAAAGTATTAAGTTTGGAATAGAACAATATAACGCAAATGCAAAATACATAGATTCAGTTAATGATGAAACAGAAGCCGATAAAAAAGGTAAAAAAGCGAAAGAAGATAAAAATAATGAGAGAGAAAAAGAAGCTGAATTATTAAAAAATACGGAAGCGTGGTTTGAAAAAGAAATATCACGATTAAAAGAAATAAGAAGTAAAACAGCAGACACTACAGAAGAGTATAAATCTTATAATGCACAATTAGCTATTTTAGAAGATGGTTTAAGGGCTTTAAGAGGAGAAATATCGGAATTTGACCGCGAAGGATTGGCTTTAAAATTATTTGGTGATGACCCAGCAAAAACTTTTGAAGATTGGCGTAAAGGGACTAAAGAAGTTAAAGAATTAGACGATAGTCTTAAACAACTATTTCAAACAACCGCAAACAGCGCTTTATCATCTTTTGGTTTAGATAGTCTTATACCAATGTTTGACGGTACTTTTAAATCTATGTGGGATAAAGCAAACACTTTTAATGAGAAGTTTGCTGTAGGAATGAAATATATCGGAGATGTAGCTAAACAAACTTTTGAGTTTATTAATCAACAACAACAATCACAATTTGACCAACAATTTGCACGTTTAGAACAAGAAAGAGACATTGCTTTGCTATTTGCGGGTGAAAGCGCAAGTGCAAGAGAGGAAATAGAACGCCAATACGAGGAACGTAGACGGCAAATACAGCGTAGACAAGCAGAAAGCCAAAAGAAATTAGCTATATTTAACTCAATTGTAAATACAGCGCAAGGGGTTACAAGTGCTTTGGCTACAGCAAACATTCCTTTAGCTGTTTTAATCGGTGTTTTAGGTGCTATTCAAACAACTATGATAGCATCGCAACAAATACCACAATTTTATAAAGGAACTGACAACGCTCCAGAGGGTTGGGCATATACTCAAGAAAAAGGAGCGGAAATTATTACCGATAAACACGGTAAAATAAAAACAACGGGTAGCAATAAAGGAGCGCAACTTACTTACTTATCAAAAGGAGATAAAGTTTACACGGCAGAACAATCGTCTTTAATGTTTGATAACGGACTGAATGAAATATTAACATCAAACGGTATATCAATGCCGAAAATAGATATTAGTGTTGACAACAACCTTACAAACGCCAAACTTGACAAAATAGCCAAAGCAATAGAGAATAAAGATACTTTGTTGGTTAGCCGTGATATTCGAGGCGAAAAGATATTTAAAGTTAAAAACGGCATAAGACAACAAATGTTAAACACCCGATTAAAAATAGGTAAATTCGATGTATAATTTTAAGCATTATTTAAACTTTATTGACTTACCGCAAATCGGAACTATTCAGATTTCCGAGCCGTTTGGTTTTGACGGTAGTAGTTTTAAAGTTGAACAAGACAGTAAAAGATTTGGGCGTGATGTTTTCAAATCAAACGAGGAAATAGAATTAGAATTTACTCGTGAACAATTTGAACGTTTAAATGCTTCACAAACTTTGCCAGACGGAACGCAAATAAACCACGCTTCTCAAGGTTGGGATTATCTTATACAGTTGTTTGAGTTATACGGTTGGGAAAGTAGCGTTGAGTATATTTTAGAGAAAGACGGTTTAACTTTTACGCAAGGTATTTTTGACTATTTTACGGCTGTTATAGGGAATGATAGTATTAAGTTTAAAATCATTCAAGATACGGCAAGGGAAAAGCTAAAAAGAAATGCAGATACTTTTGTTGATGCTTTTAATAATGAGGATTTAGACGGAAACGAAATAGAACCGTGCCAAACTACCAACATACTTTTAAAAGCTAAACCGATAACTCAAGTTAGTGAATGGAAAGAAAACGGTAATACTTATAGCGGTGGTTTTTTAGGTCTTTATAGTTCTTTTTCAGGCATTACTTCTGAAATAAGAAGAGGAGTTAATCCGTCAAATACTACTTTAAAATATGCAATAGGAAATACTTTATCATTTATTTCTAATGTAGTTGGTTTAGATGTTAGCGGACAACCCAATTTTGAAGCGTTTTCATATTTATACGCTACAAGCACCTTAACAAACGTATCAATAAGACTAACAAACGTAGAGGCTTATTCATTATTAAATAAAATAGAAGGTTTTGGAACTACAATTACTGGAAGTGCGTTAATAGAATTTGTAGTGCAAGTTGGTAATGATGTAGACAATATAGACGATGAATATGTGCTTTATTCTAAAAGTTACGGTAATACAGAACAAAGTGCAGTATATTTTCCAGAAACATTTAGTTTAGATATTCCCATTATAAACATAGGTAAAAGACTTTATATTTATGTAAAAGCAACTGGTACAGCTTTGGGTAGTGGTAGTAGTGGATTGGCGACTTATAACGCTCAAGTAGTATTTAGTAGAATGACAGTAAATATAACTGCTATATCTCAAGGTATTGATAGCGTTATAAAAGGCGTTAGGCTAATCGATTTAATTAAACATAACATTAAAAGTTGTAGCGGTTTAGAAACTATTGCACCTTTATACGATGTAGGTGGCGTTTATTACGATACATTCGCTTTTAACGGATATTTAATTGGGCAAATAACAGACAAAGCCTTTAATAACAAGTTTAAAGACTTAATGGATATTTTGCCTGAAACATTCCAAGACTACCAAATTAACACAAACGAAGTTGAAATATTACCAAGTTACGACTATTACGCCAATAACGAAATAGGTGCGTTTATTGAATTGCCAGACCACGAAAGCACAACGACTTTTAATAAAAGATACTTTCTTAACACGGCTGATATTGGTTTTAAAAACTCATCAAAAAACCGTGAAACAAATGGCGAAAATACCATTGATGATGTTCACGGAACAACACAATGGAAATATCCAAATACTAAAGCCGATGCCAATCTTAAAATAGAGTTAGACCATATTAGAAGTGCATTTTTGATAGAGGAAGCACGTAGAACGGCTACAAATTCAGAAAGCACCACATCTCTACAGAATGATAGTAAACTATTTTTAATTGATGTTGTGGGATTATCACCGAGTGCAAAGGGTGGGTTTGGTGCTGTTTTATTAATGAATATTTTAGAAAATGGTCATTTACAAATTTTAAACAACAATACAGACGGCACTTTAGGAAATTTTAGTTGGGATTTATTAGGCTTTGGAGTTGGTGCGCAATTTTTTATTGATAGTGGTGAAAATGTAGGAACGTGGCAAGTTTGGAATATAACAAGTAGTATATTAGAATTATTCCCAATGACAGTTTCAGCCACTTTTAGCGGTGAAGCATTTATTGAGGTATCGTATTTTTTAACAAATGTAGTTTATACCAATAGAACGAACGAGGGATTTTCAGTTATTGAAGGAGTTGAAAACCCTACAAACTACAGTAATCTTTTATATTCGGTTAAGAGAATAATGCAGAGATGGTATCCGTATTTTGCAACGGCTACTAAATACGTTCAAGAAAAATTTATTAAAAACACTTCTTTTGAGCCAAACGGCAACTTAGTAACAAGGTTTATAGGCGAAAGTGAAAACGTTATTGACAGCGAACAAATAAGCACTACAGAAATAAGTAGCCAAAAAGTGCTTAATCCAATTATACACGATATTACAGTATATTGTGATTATGAAAATGCAGTTGATTTAGTTGATAAGATAGTAACCGACAAAGGATTTACTCGTGTTATGCTTAATAGTGGCAAAGTAGTTAAAGGCTATCCTCAAATGTTAGATTACGAATGGTCAACTTCTAAACTTAATATGAAACTTGAGGAAAAATTCGAGAGTGATTTTATGACAATTACAGAAACAGACGGAGTAATTTATATTAACGAGGTAGGTTATTCAGAAAAAAGCGGTTTGTCAAACTTTGAATTAAATAGTGGGTTTGTTGTATTTTACGATGTTCAAGATATTGCATTAAACAACCCAATACACTACACAAAAGTAAGCGTAAACGGTGTAACTTATACAGATGAGATAGATTTTTCAGATGCAATACAAAATTTAATTGAATAAACAAACAAAATTTAAAATTAATTGTTATTTTTGTAGAAATAACGTTGTGAAACGTAGTTTAAAATATGGTAGATTATTCATTCATTCGGCTTAGTACGACCTTACAGAAGGCACTCACTTTGGGAGATAGTCCCGTTTCAACTATATTTGTTTCTGATATCATACAACTATTGCCGAATGAAGTCTATCTACAAATAAGCAATACTCCCGATGGTATAGCTTTCGATGGAAATTACCAAGTTTTGGTAACTGATTGTGAAGGCAATCAATTAGCCAACATTACTTCAAACGTAGCTATTGAGCAATTTACGGACAATCAAGGTTTACCTCAAATAAAATTTGAATTACTAAATTTAGGAGTTGATTTTTATAAAAAAACAGTATTGCTTAAATTTGTGCATACGGTATCAAATGCATTTTGGTATTCAAATCCTATTTGCATAACTTCTTATCGTTCAAATTATACCACAAGGTTTGATTATCGTAGTTATAAGGACTTTTATGGAACTGCTTATAATATTGCAGACTGCTATCAGTCTATTAGATTGGCTTGTTTTTTTGATTTGCCTGATGCTGAAAGTAGTTCAGAGGAATATACGCAAATTGACGGAAACAAAGTTACATCGAGATTAATTCAAACAGATTATCACAAATTTGTATTTGATAAAATTGATAGCTTTACCTATCAAAGGCTAAACAAACTATTGACTAATTCGGTTATTTATGTTAACGGAGTAAGAATGACCGATAAAGTCGTAAGTAATTCAGGTGATAGAGTTGGCGATACAAATTGGTTTAGTCTGGATTTTAAAATAGCAATTAACTATAACGAACAATTTACGCCAACTACACAAATATTTGAGCCTTTAGAATTATTAGAAAAATCTCCTTTAGGGAATTATACTTTAAGTGGTTTGCCTATTGAAATAATAGGTACTTTTAATAGAAACGTAAATTTAAACAATGGAAACGTATATTTATATAAAGATAATGTTTTATTTGAAACTTATGCAAATGATAACGGTGCTTTGACTGTTATTGATAACGTTTTATATATAAATATAGAAGGAATTATAACTGAAAACGGAAGTTATTACATAAATATAGATAGCGGAATGTTTACTGATAATTTAGGCAATACAATAGAAATAACAAATACTACAGATTGGGCATTTGAAGTTTTAGACGGAGAATTTAGTGCAACTGATTTTGACAATACAGAATTTTTAACAAATTAATAAATGGCAACAAAAAGCGGACTATTAGCAACAATAAACGGTTTTATAACCGCTGTTATAACTCAAGCAAAAGTTAGGAGTGCTTATTCATCTGTAGTAGATGAACTTTATCCAAGTGTATTTACAGATAGTCAATTATCAGAAACTTATACGACAAAATCTGGCTCTAATTTGGGTTATTCAATAACTATGCATAAAAGTGGCAACCAAGTATTTATACAAGGAAGAATTACTAATTTAACATCGCTCTCTATTGGCGCACAAAATATATTTTCTTGGAAAGACACAGCTTTTAAACCAAAATCAGGTGTTAATGATTTTACTTTTAAAGCAATTAGCGGAACTGCTGAAATAAATTTATTTATAAACAATAACGTTTTATCGCTTACATCGAGTATGCCACCAAGTGGGGTTTACACTTTTGAATATCAACTTTTTATAGCACAAGATTAATATGGCAAGTTTAGTATATATAGAAGAAAATCAATTAATTAATTCACCAAATATTAATTTATTACCACAGTTTGCAATGTTTAACGATGCTTTCAGTTGGAATGTGGTAAGCGGAACAGCAACAGCTACAAACTTAAACCAAGAGCAATTAGAAGGAAATAGATGTCTTAGAATTGTGCCTACTATTTCTGTGGGTGCTTTAGTAAATAGTGGCGGTAGTCAAATGGAAACAACAATACCGAGCGATGGAAATTATATTTTTTCCATTAAACACAAATGTAGTTTCCCAACTTTAGGAACGGAACAAGTAACAGTTAAAATATACGTTAATTCGGTTGCGACTGATTATACATTTACAGCTACAGCAACCAATAACAATGTTTATAGAACATATTACCAAGTAATACCAAATTTAATAGCTGGAGATGTTATAGACTTTGCTTTTCAGTTTGGGACAAACGATATAGCTGGAAGTTATAAAAATTACTTTGATGCGCCAAAATTAGAAATCGATAGTTTTGGTTTTGGTATCCCAAGTGTATTTAGTGAGCCTGAACAAATTGTAATTGATGTAACGGAAACAATCGATGTACCAAGCATAAGCAGTAACGACAGTTACCAAGTGGATATAACGGTAAGCGGTGCGGAAGTTGGCGACTTTGTTCAATTAACATATCCTACAACCATATTGGATGACGGTTTAGTAGTTGGTTTTCCAATAGTTTCAGCGAGTGATACGGTTTCGTTTATATTACACAATCATTCGGGTGGCTCTGTGGATACGGCAAGTGGTGATTATTCAGTTAAAATAGTTAAATAATGGCTACATTACAAATAGTAAAAAAATCAGATAAAACTTGGTTACATTTACCGAGTGATGAATTGCAATTTATAATAGGTAAATTTACATTTTCTATTGATGGAGACTTTTTCCAAATAGTTGAAGTAGGTCAAGCTAAAAGAAATAAATACAATTTTGCTGATATTACGGTAATTGATGAAACAACTTCAACAACTTATCCAATACAAAGTAGTATTGTAGAATTATCGGAGTTGTTAGAAAGTTTATCTTATCCAGCATTCTTTAGAGACGGTGAGATTAGTGGTGTCGTAAGTGTAAACAGTTTAACGGGTATTGTTGTAATTGATGGCGATAATATAGATGTAACAGACCCAGTAGATAGTACAGAAAAGCCATTAAACGAGGCTTTGCAAAATATTTTTGATAATGCTGGCGGTGCTACTCCCAACTTAGAACAAGTACTTACAGAAGGGGGAACAGCTACGGATTTGAGTATAACTTTAGAAGAAGGCATAGGATTGTACACTAATCAAATGACAAACCAAAATATTGTTATTACCGACAATACAACTGGAGACGCTTCAGTATTAGATTGTTTAGGTTTTGGTTCTAAAAACTCTGGGGCTACTGAATCTATTGGTATAAATAAAACTAAAATTTCAAGACAAAAAAACGGTTTTCAAACAGATTTACAATTCACAGACCCTACAGCTAACAGAGTGGTAACATTCAAAGACGAAAGCGGAACGGTAGCGTACCTTTCAGATATTACGGGCGTTTCCGACGGTGATAAAGGTGATATTACAGTAAGTTCGGGCGGTACAGTATGGACTATTGATAACGGTGCTGTAACAGACGCTAAAATAGCTTCGGGAGTTGATGCGGTTAAAATCGGAAGCGGTAACGTAAGCAATACCGAGTTTGAATATTTAAACGGCGTAACGAGTGTTATTCAAACGCAATTAGACGCAAAGGCTGTTAAGTCAACTTCCGCTTATTCTATCAAAGCAAATAACACCGCTTCAACGGCTAACGAAACGGAGTTTACCTTTAGACAATCGGGACAATTAGCTTATACCGATACGCCTACGTTTACAGCTACAACCGCACCAAGCGGAACGGAAAACAAAACTTACAATTGGCAACAAATTGGGAATTTCGTTAGGGTTACATTTACTATTGACTACTCGTTAGCGGGTGCGGCAGTAACACAAATAAATATACCTATGCCGAGCGATTTACCTGACCCTATAACTCCAACGGGATTCACGGGTGCAAGTACTATTTTATACGTTGGCTCAGGAACGATGGCGATAGGTTTAACGCAATCGGGTGCAAGTGCTTCAGATATGTTTTCCGGAATGAGAAGAAACTCAGGGAATACAGATTGGGAGTTTTTCATTTCGGGTGCTTCAGCGGGTTATCGTACTTTTAGAATGACAATCGATTATCCAGTAGCGTAATGAGAAATTTTTTACATTACTTAATCGGGGCGGTTATAATGTTTACAATCGCTTATTTATGCAAGTTTCACACTTATTTGCCGACTGCAAAATGTGTAGGAGTGCCGTTATTATCTGTATTTTTAGGCGTTATTATAGGTTTCTTTTGGGAGTTATATCAATTCGCCACAAAGCAAACGGTTAAAATAGGCTTTGACGATGTGTTACGAACTGCCATAGGCTTTGTTATTGGTGGATTTTTAGGAACGTTTTTAATATATTAGGATGAATTTTTTTATAGAAAATTGGGTTGCTATTTTAGGTTTTCTTTCAGCACCTTTGGCGTGGATATTTGGCGGAAAACAAGCCAAAAAAGTAGAGATAAAAAAGGCTAATGGCGATGCAGTAGCTACAATGCAATCGGTTTATGACCAATTTTTAACAGACTATAAAGACCGAATGGCTGAGGTAATGACGGATTTAAACTTAGTAAAAGACCATAACAGAGAATTGCAAACACAATTTAATAAAATACAACTCGATTATGCAAAGGAAGTAGAACGGTCTCAGAATTGGGAGAAGTTACATCGAGAATTGACAGCTAAGTATGCGGTTTTAGAGCGTGACTATGACGAATTAAAAGGACTTTACGAAAAGTTGAAAGCCGACTTTGACAAACATAAAAAAATAAGTAAATGAAATTAGACAAAAAAGGACTTGATTTAATAGCTGAGTTTGAGGGATTGTCTTTAGTGCCTTATTACGCTACGGCAGAGGAAAAATCAAAGGGAATAGTAACAATTGGCTACGGAAACACTTTTTATCCAAACGGCACAAAAGTAAAAATAACTGACAAAGCTATAACCAAAGCACAAGCTACCGAATATTTAAAGCACGTAGCGGACAACTTCGCCTTGAAAGTTGATAGTTTAGTAACTTCTAACGTAACACAAAATCAGTTTAATGCTTTGGTGTCGATTGCTTATAATATTGGCTTAGGTGCTTTTAAAATAAGTACACTACTTAAAAAAGTAAATGCCAATCCAAGCGACCAAACAATTAAGAATGAATTTCTAAAATGGAATAAACAAGCGGGTAAAGTTTTAAACGGTTTAACGAGAAGACGCACAAAAGAAGCGGAATTGTATTTTAAGTAATGCCATTTAAAACAAACACAAAAGCCGAAAATCAATATTTGTGATGGTTATTACACGCAAAAATGTATTTTTTGTATAAAATAACAAACGTTTACATCTGTATAAATAATCGCATTTTTTTAACCGATAGGGTATAATATGTTAAGAATAATCGATTTTTATAACATATAGGGTATAATAATTATTTTTCATATTTTTTAATTAAAAAAAATAGTTGCATATTCAAAATAAATAATTATCTTTGTTTTAATCAATCTGGGTGGAATCGGATTTGATTATCTGATTCTCAAGATTGAAAGAAAAAAGATAACCCTTAATTAAGCCCTCCACCCGCTTGATTGAGGGATTTTTCTTTTATAGACCTATCCAAACAAGTTTTACCTCTTGACTGTAAAATAAGAACCGTATATTTAAGTGATTGAATAGTAGGCGGTGCAGTAATGCAAAAAGTTATATCTAACGGTAATAAAAAATCCCGCTCTAACTTAGCTTGTTAACGGGTGCTACATTCTCGAAAGAGTTATTTTAATTACCGAACGAAAAAGCCAAAGCGAAAGCTGAATAAATAAGAAATGGTCGTAGCTCGGAAGTGTAGATATTAGCTTGATAATTGTTTAAGGGTCTTTTATAAATGCTTTATTAATTTAATTATTTAGAGTAATTGGTTAATGTAGCATAAAAGCACCGCTATATCTAAAAATAAATAATAAAATAAATTTGGTAGTTCAAAATAAATTATTAACTTTGAAAAGAATGGTTTTTCATAGTTTTTGGTTTTAGGTTAATCGGCAAAGGCGCTCAAAATTTTGGGTGCTTTTGTTGTTTATATCAAATCTTTTTGTAATTTCGTATAAACCAAAACTTTAAATTATGGCAAAAGATGGAAACAAAAGATTTCATATTAAAGATGAAATAGCCTTATTATTAGGATTAGAATTAAACGAAAACAGAAACTACCGTTTAACTCCCGACAAACAAAATCAACTTTATCAATTAAGAGCGCAACAAAATTTAGGTATTTTAGAAGCGTGTCAAAACGTAGGAATACAACCCGAAAACACTCCGATGCTGTGGTTAAAGACTAAAAACGAAAGCGTAAGAGTTACAAACCCTCTTTTTAAAACTCCTGAACAAAAGGCAATAGACGATATAGATTTTTTGTCTATATTTAAAGATAAAGTAACTCCTTTAAAAGTATATTACTCAAATAACTCTTTGCCTTACGTTGCAAATGGTTGTTTATTTGATAGAGCGGTTTATACTGATGTTCATATTGGTATGGATGTAAATAAAGACGGTTATTCTCTTTATGATGGTGCTTGGAATGAAACAGAAATATTTAAAAGATTAGAGACTTTTGTAAATGAAATAGTAAAAAGTCAAAGGTCAAAAACTTTATTATTAAACGACTTAGGTGATTTTATGGATGGGTTTGATGGTTTTACCACGAGAGGCGGACACGCTTTACCTCAGAATATGGATAATCAAAAAGCCTTTGATATTGGGTTAAAGTTTAAAATACAAATGATTGATGAATTAGTAAAATACTATTCAGAAATAAAAGTAGTTAATATTTGTAATGACAATCACGCTGGAAGTTTTGGCTATATTGTTAATTCAGCTTTTAAAACTTACATAGAGCTAAAATATCCAGATAATGTTACCGTAATTAATCAACGTAAATTTATAGACCATTACATCGTTGAAAATCGTTGTTTTATACTTACACACGGCAAAGACGACAAAAGCCTTAAATTTGGATTTAAAGCGCAAATTGATGCGCAACAAATAGAAAAGATTAAAAACTATATTGATGAGTACAAATTGCATAATTACGAAATAGAATTTAGCAAAGGAGACAGTCATCAATTAATATTTGATTTAACAAGTTCAACGGCTTTTGAATATCAAAATTTTGGCGCATTTAGTCCGCCATCTGATTGGGTAAAAACAAACTTTAAAAACACGAAAAGCAGTTTTACTTTATTTAATTACTACCAAAATCAAAAAACAATTAACAACTATATTTTTTAATATGTACTTAGACGAAGAAATATTTAACAGCGAATTTAACGAGCGCACAGCAAAGGAACGGGCAAAAAATTATATGAGATTAAAAGATGGTTATAAAGAACCTAACGATAAATATGTTCAATCGGTTATAAGTAAAATTGCCGAACGTTCCCAAATAGGGTTTATCAAATATGGAACTAATTTAGAGCGCAAAGATTTAAACGTTTTAGATTGGATAAATCACGCTCAAGAAGAGGCTATGGACTTAGCTTTATACTTAGAGGTTATCAAAGAAAAAATAAAAAAATTAACGTAACATAAAAGTTACAATACACTTAATCTATTAAATTAGCACTTTAATCGATTTTTTTTTATTATCTCAAAACAATAAAGTAGATTTGACAAATAATTTAAAAACTAATAAAATATGGAATTTAAACAGTACGAAATAAACACAATTTGCGAAAGCTATTACAGTAAGTTGATGTCAATTAAAGACGAGATACAAAGATGTCGCAAACCAACGTTAAAAGCGGAGTACAAGACCGACGCTATAAACTTACTCGAAGAGGTAATAGCATTTAAACAGTCTTACGGTGTAGAAACGCAAGGCGACAAAAACGAAATTAGTAACTTTATAAATATGTAATATGAAAAAAACAATTATACTACTATCGGCGCTAACATTGGTTAGCTGTGGCGCACGAAAGGTAAACAAATCAGAAACCGAAGTAAAAACAGAAGTAACAACAACTTTAAAAGACACTACCTCAAAAGTTTCTGAAACCAAAACAAACGAAACAGTTAATACTTTTACCGACGAACTTGAAATAACGCCAATAGACACTACAAAAGCTATTGAGGTAATTGATAGCAATGGAAACAAGCAAACGTATTTTAACGCTAAAATTAAGCGCAAACAAACGCAAGTTAATAAAAGCGTCGATACTGAAATAAAAGTAGCTGAAAACGGCTTAAAAACGGTAAAAACGAGCGCAAAGCAAACTATTGAAGTAGCTACAAAAGAAACTGAGCGAAAAGGATTTAATTTTTGGCATTACTTAGGATTTAGTTTCTTTATTTTATTACTCCTTTTTTTGACTTATGTAGCGTATAAAAATAGAAATAGGTTTGATAGCATATAACGTTTTCGGGCTTTGCGTTCGTTGGGGATTTCCAGCACTAAAGCTCATTTGAAAAACAAAATTTGATTATATGATAGAAGTTAATTTGAAACACCAAACCCCCAATGACGCAAAACCCGTGTTACAGGCAGTACTTTCTCTATTCGATGGTATTTCCTGCGGACAAATTGCATTAGAACGTGCTGGTTATGAAGTAAGACAATATTTTGCCAGTGAGATTAAACCACACGCAATAAAATGTACACAAAGCAACTACCCCAACACTATACAATTAGGCAGTGTTTTGAATGTGAAAGGTAGCGATTTACAAAAAATTGATTTATTGATAGGTGGCTCTCCTTGTAAAGGAATTTCAAGATTGAATAAAAACCAAGAAGGACTTGAACACTCTGAAAGTAAATTATTTTGGGAGTATGTTAGATTACTTGAAGAAGTAAAACCAAAGTATTTTTTGCTTGAAAATACACACGGTAACAAAGAAGCCACAGAGATAATCACAGAAACATTAGGAGTTAAACCTATTTCAATAAATAGTAAATTAGTTTCTGCTCAAAATAGACCAAGATATTATTGGACGAACATTCCTGGAGTTAAACAACCAACAGACAAAGGAATTACAACTACTGATGTATTTAACTACTCTGGGCAATTAGCTGATGAATGTAGAGTAAAGTGGTTAACTTCTGAAAGCGGTAAAAAATCTATTGCTAATGGATATACAAGGGTAAATCCATATCCTAAAAGTGGTTGTTTAACTGCTAATGGGCATAAGAAATGGAATGAAAACTATTTATTGAAAGATGGTGTATATCGCTACCTTTCACAAACTGAAATTGAAAAATTACAAACACTACCTATTGGCTACACAAAAATATTGTCTTACGATGAAGCGTATGATTGTATAGGAGATGGGTGGACAGTTGATATTATTGCACACATTCTATCTTTTGCGGAGTGGTCGTAGTATTGCCTGTAACTCGTTTATAGTCGCTATTTTATAGCACATTATCAAACTAAACTGCATTTCATCGATTATTTTTGCATTTAAACGATTTTATTTTTTTAAGAAATAGAATCGTTTTACTTTTACATCATAATAATAACAAAAACTTTAAAATTATGACAACTTTAAACGTAAGTACAGAACAATTAAATGACTTCTTTAATTTTATTAAAGTTGCAAAATTAGAAATTAAAAATTCTAATGATATGCAAAATGCTTTAGAATTATACAAAGACAGTATGCAAAAATTATACAGAAGATTGTATAACTTAAACGGCACTACAACAAAAGAAGGAGATTTGTTAATTGAAAATATGTTTAATAACCTTTTAGATGAAAAAGGTATTAATTAGTTAAATTATGAGCATAGACAAAGAAACTTGGGGCTATCAATCAGGTAGCCCCGCAAACGTAACCGAAACAGTAAAGGAATACACAAGCGAAGAGCTTTACGATATTTACGCCAGCGAAAACGAAATACCCGAAGTAGTAGAAATATACATCAACGACTTAGAAAATAAAATTAAATTATTAAATAAAAAACTAAAAGAAAATGAATTCTCACGTAATACCATCGGACAAAATAGATAAGATTAAAAAGTTAAACCGACAAATAGAAACATTAAAAGAACTTAGTCAAATATTCGGATTTATTGGCGGTTTAACAACTGAACAACAATTAAAGCTGAGCAAAAAACAATCTAAATTAACCAAACTAATCGAATCACTATGAAAGGCATTAACACATTACAACTATTTATCGCAAACAACAAAGCGATTAAAGGTAAACTTTTGCAAAACATAAAAGAACAAACAAAGTATAAACAAGGTGTAAACGTACACGATAGTATTTTTAACGAGCCTATTGTTGAGCTAACCGAAAGGGAAAAACAATTATTAAACCATTTAACTAAAAACTTATGAGAACACAAAACTTTGCCGAATGGATGTTAAAAATAAAATCCATTCATTACGCTAATGACAATGCAATGACAAGAGCATTTCAAAGATTTAGAAATCCTAATTTAAAAACCTATAACTATCAATTCAAATGAAAACACTAATTTTAACGCTGTTATTCAGCTTACAACAACAACCGCAAGTTTATAACTTCAACGGGGTTTATTACGGTCAACAAAACACAAATGTAGTCAACTTAGGTTGGTACATTAACGACAGTTACCCAAACGAACTTTCTAACTATTTAATCACTCGAAATGGTCAAGTAGTTTATTCCGCAACGTTATCAGGAAGTCGTGCTTATATGGTATCTATTCCAGTTGAACGTGGTTTTAAGTCAGCAACTTTTACAATTACAAGAACCGTAAACGGTGTAATATCGCAAAGTTATTCAACTTTTGTCCGCAAATAATTTGCATAACTAAACAAATATGTTTATATTGCGTTAAATTTAAACCAAAAACAAATGAAAGAATTATTTAAAGCGTTGGCTGAGTTCCAACAAGAAGTACCAGTTATACATAAAGGTACGCAAGGTTACGGCTATTCTTATGCAGATTTAACCGCTATTTTTACCACTATCAATCCGTTACTTAAAAAACACGGTTTAGGATTTACGCAATTAGTAGGAGATAACAATATTAAAACTATTGTATTTCATATTGAAAGCGGTCAACAATTAGACACTACAACTACTATTCCGAGCGGTGTAACGCTCAAAGGAATGAATGACTTTCAAGTATTGGGTAGTGCAATAACTTACATTCGTCGTTATGCTTTATCGAGTGCGTTAGGATTGATTACAGATAAAGACTTAGACGCTTGTGGAGAACAAACTCAAAAAGCTGAAATTGATGTTAAACGTTTAGAAACACGCTTATCGGCTTGTAAAACACAAGAAGAGTTAAAGAATGTATTTTTATCATTGACACCAACAGAACAATTTGCAATTAAAGATTTTGCAACTAACCTTAAAAACACTTTGAAATAATGGGACAATCATCAGAACAATTTTTGCAATTACGTGAGCAGGATATCGTTACTTTATACGATGCAACTTTCACAAAAAAAGAAGCGCAACAAACTGGCGTAAATTTAGCCAAACAAATTATCGACGGTGGCGAAGTATCAAAGCACGAAGCCTTAGCTAATTTAGTACGTTTAAACGAGGTTATTTCAAACGCAATTACAGAAATTAAGGAAAGTGTAAGCGATGAAAAAGTAACCGTTTTAGGCGTTGAATTTACACCCGTAAACGGTAGAACTATGTACAACTTCAAAGAGGATGAAGTTTGGTCTAATTTAAACAAACAACTTAAAGACCGAGAAGAGATATTAAAAACCGCTTTAAAGTCGGAAGAGCCTATTTTTACAGAATATGGCGAAGTGCCAAAAGTTAGCACAAGTTACACAAAATCAAGTTTAACAATTAAATTTTAAATAAAATGAGTTTACAAATTTCAGGGAAAATCACAAAAGTATTACCGTTAGAAAGCGGTCAAACTAAGTCAGGTACAGAATGGCAAAAGCAATCATTTGTAGTAACAAGCGATGCACAGTATAATAATACTTATTGCTTTGAAGTATTCGGAGAAGAGAAAGTGCAAAACTTTAACAAATACAACAAAGTTAATGACAACGTAACGGTTGAGTTTAACGTTAATTGCAACGAGTATCAAGGTAAATATTACACAACATTATCAGCTTGGAAAATTAGCAAAGTGGAAACACAAAGCGAACCGATATTTAGCGAAAACGAAAACTTAGGAACGGAAGACCCAAATAACCCGTTGCCATTCTAAACAATCAACACACTAACCGAGAGCCATCTTAATCGGTGGCTCTTTTTTACACCGTAAATTATGAAACTATCAAGAGACGAAAAAATGTACACGCTTAAAGAAATAAACCAAATCTTTAACGTGCCAATTAGAACGCTATTAAATCTCTGTTTAAAATACGATTACAGACCGATATGCTACAAAGGTAAGTATCAATATCTTTTAACGTATAAACAAGCACAAACGATAACAGATTACACTTTAAGGCGTAAAGAGGAACTGCCAACGATTATATACGTTACACGAACTACTGAAATTTACCAAAGCAAATTAAACTTTTTAGAATTACATCAATTATGAGAAACTTAAAAGAAAAACCAAAAGAGGAAAGCCTCACTATTTGGGAGATAGAACACCAAATTAAAACAAAGGCGCAAAAGTCACTTCCTAAACTTCACGAAATCGAAGTGCAAAGGATAAAAAACGGTTGGCGTTGGATGAGCCAAGACGGCAAAACTATGATATTAGTAGCACCTAAAAACCAAACTAAAAAAATAAACGATAACTTTAAATTTGTGAAAGAATGAAAACGATATTTAATACTTGTGTAAAAGTAGAAAGCCAAGAACAAGCGGATATATTAAAACATATTTGTGTTGAAAATAATTTACCAGTTAGTAATAATAAAAACTCTTTTGTTTTAAGTAAAAGATATAAAAATTTATTTCATTTTGAAGCCTTTTTATTTGAATCATTTTCTATAGGTTGGTATCTTGTAAAAGATTTAAAAGACAAAAATATTGTT